TATAGAAAAGATTATGACGGAGTTAACAAAAGATCACATTGCTTGTGAATCTATACATGGTGATGTATCTATGAATAAGAGAACAGATATATTTAAACGATTTCAAGAAACAAAAAACCCACAAGTATTAGTTATTCAACCCCAAGCGGCATCACACGGAGTTACACTTCATGCGGCTAACGTAGTTGTGTTTTGGTCGCCTGTGATGTCAGTTGAAACTTATATTCAATGTTGTGCTCGAGTTGATCGTGCGGGACAGAAAAACAAAATGACTGTAGTTCATTTACAAGGTAGCCCTGTTGAACAAAAAATATATAAAATGCTACAGAATAAAATAGATCACCATACTAAACTTGTTGATCTATATAAAGAGGAATTTGATATTGCCTAAAAAATATAAAAATGGAATATCTCATAAAGAATATTCTAGATTATATAGGGCATCCAATCCTGAAAAAATTATACACCAACATGCTAAGGAAAGAGCAAAGAAAAAAGGGTTAGCCTTTAATATAGAAGAATCGGATATCGATATCCCTATTATCTGCCCTATTCTAGGCATACCCATATATAAAATAGGATCAGAAGATAAACCATCGGGACCTTGTGCTAATTCCGCGTCACTTGATCGCATCGATAATACTAAAGGATATGTTAAAGGCAACGTAGCCATCATAAGCCATAAAGCTAACACTATGAAACACAACGCCTCCCCTATAGAATTAATTAGATTTGCCAAATGGGTATTAGCAAATTATGAAGTTGACAAAGTAAAGAATGATGATATAATGAATACTTAATCTTTTAGAGGAGGTTTAATGGATTTAGATGACAACAAAATTGAAAAGCTAATGCAAGCGTCTGTCAACATGCGTGACAAGATTGCTGATTTAGAAAATCAAATCAATGATATCAAAGGTGCTAAAGACAAAGTTGATTTTGCTCTTAATGAAGCATGTAGAACTTTAAATGTAACTAGTCTTAAAACAAAAGTAGGCACATTGACTCGAAGTCTTAGATCAAAATATTGGACAAGTGATTGGCCTGAAATGTATAAATTTATTAGGGAGAACGATGTTCCTGAATTCTTTGAGAAGCGTTTAGTACAATCTGCGGTAAAAGAATTCTTAGCACAAAACCCAGGTAAACAACCACCAGGATTACAATTACAAAACGAATATGCAGTAAGAATAACTAAAAATAAGGAGAATGTATGAGTACAGAATTAGATATTTTTTCATCAGGAACAGCATTAGCCCAAACATCAAAACGAGATGATGGGTTTACTAATAAAGTTGCAGGTTCAACAATCACAAACAAAACAATCGGTATCATTAATAATAAATTTAGATTGATGGTAAACGGTAAAGAAATTAGTAGAACTGATCAACCGCATTTAGATGTTGTTATTGTTAACTCATGCGAACATGTACATCGTATGTATTACAAGGATCAATATGATCCTAAAGCTTTAAAGAAAGCTCCACCGTTATGTTGGACAGATAATAGTATTACGCCACACCCTAAAGCCGCACATAAGCAATCTGATAATTGTCAGACATGCCCTCAAAACATTAAGGGTTCAGGTCCAGGCAACACTAAAGCTTGTCGCTATAGTCGTAACGTTGCGGTAGTTTTAGCTAATGATATTGCAGGCGATGTTTACAAAGTTAAATTATCTGCGACGTCAATCTTTGGTAGTGGTAACACTGAAAGACACCCTTTCCATGAATACAAAGATTATCTTGTGGCTAACAACGAAGGTTTAATGACTGTTGTATCTCGTATGCTTGTAGGCGAAGATACTTCTAATATTGGCTTCAGACCTGTAGGTCGTTTAGATGATGCACAGTTTGAAATCTGTAAACAAAAATCACAATCAGAAGAAGCTCTACGTGCTATTTCATTAACTGTAGCTACAGACAAAACTGATGAAGATGGTGTTGAATTTGAACAACCAACGCCTAAGGCTGAACCTGTTGTCGCTAAAGTAGAAGACGACATTGCTGAACCTGTGAAACGTAATGCAGAACCCGAACCAACCCCTGCACCAAAACCTGCCACCCCTAAGATTGATCAAGGTGATGTGAGTTTAGATGATTTAGTATCTGATTGGACATAGGAGACATTATGAGAGGCTATTCACAAGTAGTGATAGAAGCCAATCAAAATGCAGAACCTAGTTTAGGTGTTACTTTAGGCGCGGTGTGTATTACTACAAAATACCCCGCAAGTAAAGTAGCGAAAGAGCTTAACATTTCTAGGCAATCAGTATATGATTGGTTTTCGGGTAAGACAAAACCAAGTAAAGACAAAGTTAACAAAGTTAACGATTTAATACAAAGACTTACACTAGAAACCTAGTTTACGGGCGAAAGCACTTTATTTATATGTTAAATTCGTGATGGTATTTTTGCACTTATATAAACCGCGAGTAGCCCACCATTTTTAAGATTTAAACATTGTGAGAGAACGATGCAAATACAAGATTTTTTACGGCACGTATGGCCTGAACAAGGTTGGTACTGTGTTGCAAGTAAAGACCAACAAGGCGTAGTTGCCCCTTATTTTGTACAACATATTGATGAAGCTGAAAAGCTTGCAGTAAAGTTTGTTAAAGATAAGTTAGATGTTTACTTTGCTTGTTCTACATTTACTACTGATAAAGACAGAACACAAGATAATGCTAAAGAACAAAAGGCTCTTTGGTTAGATATTGATTGTGGCTTCGATGCTAAGAAACAAAAATATAAAGACTACAAAACAAAAGAAGATGCTCTCGTAGCTCTTCGTAAATTTACTGATGAAACAAAGCTACCAGACCCCACCATTGTAGATTCTGGTAATGGTGTTCATATCTATTGGACATTTGTAGATCCTGTAGCAAAAGCTGTATGGAAACCTGTAGCCGAAGGACTTAAATTCTTATGTGAGAAACATGGTCTAAAAACAGATCGTGGATGTACCGCCGATTCATCTCGTATACTTCGTGTACCCCACACAAAAAACTTTAAAGACTTTGCTAAACCAAAAGAAGTTAGTGTTTTAATACAAGGTAAACCTACACCTTTTGATGAGCTGGTATCTTTAATCCCTATTCATATTGTTACTGACACTAACCCTAAAGTTAAACGTCCTATGGACGAAGCTACTCGTGCATTACTTAATAATAACTCTGCACGATTTAGAAAAATTGTAGAGCGTTGCCGTACAGGTGATGGTTGTGCGCAAATAACCCACATTATAACTAAACAACAAAGTATTGAAGAACCCCTATGGCGTTCAGGTTTATCTATCGCTGTCTTCTGTGAAGATGCAGAAACCGCAATACATAACATATCTAAACATCATCCCGAATACACATATGCAAGGACTGAAGCTAAGGCTGCAAAAATACCGTCTCCTCATTCATGCAAACAGTTTGAAAGTCTACGACCTGAAGGTTGTGCATCTTGTAAATATAAAGGAACAATTACTACTCCCTTACAGTTGGGAAAGATTATTCTAAAAGCGCGGGGCGCAGATAATATAGTTTTAGCTAAGTCAGAAGAATTAGGCACGGAACAAAGCTATCAAATTCCTGAGTATCCGTTTCCTTACTTTAGAGGCAAAAATGGTGGTATCTATAGAGCCTTACCTGATGATAATGAAGATGGTATAAAAGTTTATGACTATGATTTTTATTTAGTTGAGATTTTATATGATCCAGGAATCGGTGACTCTGCATGGTTTAAACTACATCTACCACTTGATGGTGTTCGTGAGATTATTTCTCCCATTTCAACGCTTGTTAGTTTAGAAAAAGCTAGAGAATTAATTACTAATCAAGGTGTATATCTACGTGGTAAACCTTTAGAACATCTAATTGATTTTATGGTAGTAGCTTTATCCGATAGACAAAAGAATAACAAAGCATCACAGATGCATAAACAATATGGATGGAATGATAAGAAGAGCACTATTTTAATAGGTAATACTGAAGTTAATGCTTATGGAACAAAGTATGTTCCTGTATCTCAAGAGCTTAACGAAGTTAACCCAACCTTACATAAAAAAGGTACCTATGAAAAATGGAAAGAGGTTATTTCTTTTTATGAACGTCCCAATATGGAACTTCGTGCATTTGGTTTCTTTGCAGGGTTTGGAACATTGCTTATGCCTTTGTTTGACTCTAAAGAAAAGTCAGCCGTTATTAACTTATATAACCCTGAATCAGGACAAGGTAAAACTGCCATACTTCAAATGGCTACAAGTATCTATGGTAATCCTGACACCGACGCTAAACTAATTAATATTTGGGGTGATACAGGAAACTCTCTTATAAATCGTTTTGGCTATATGAAAAACTTAATTGCAACTGTGGATGAGATGACTAACTTATCTCCTGAACAACTGCATGAATTCTTAAAGTTTGTTTCAACAGGTCGTGGTAAAAATAGATTAGGTAATGGCGCAAATAAAGAAAGACAGAATGATACTAACTTTAATTTAATCTGTATGGTATCAAGTAATACAGACTTTAGAACTGTAATGTTTACAAAGAACGCCAAAGCTTCAGGGGAAATGGCTCGATTCATGCAGCTAAGAATTGAACCTGATGACTCACTAACTAAAGAAGAAATTGATGAAAAACTAAGTCCATTAATGAGTAATTACGGTCACGCTGGTGAAATTTTTGCGCAATACA